CTTCTCCTGATTCTAATCTCCGAGCTGCCGCTGAAGCCGCAATTCTCGATGATGTTCAACTCGGGACTGGGTTTATCTACATCCCTTGGGTCAGGAAGATCAAGAAGACAAAGACAGCAAAAATCCTCTCCACCGGGCCGAAGTTTTATTCTATCCCGATTGAGGATGTTGTTGTCCCTGCTGGCTCTTTCTCCAACATTCAAGACATTCCTCTTGTCGGGATTCGCTTCTATAAAACTCTCCATGAGATTAATGCCCTCGCGAAAGACAACCGGTGGAATATTGACAATATTCAACCACTTGGGGCAAAGTCAGCCACTCGGATGGCCCGTGAGCAACTTGGTAAGCACTCCGAGCCAGGAAACCGCTACAACGAGTTATACGAAATCTACCATGTCTATTGCCAGTTTGACATTGACGGGGATGGGATTGATGAGGATTTGCTCGTTATCTGGAATCACTCCGGGCAATCTGCCTTGTCGATTGGCTTTAACCCCCTTGACCGCACTCCGTTGGAGAAAATGCTCTACCAACTCCAATCCCACTTGTTCTATGGTCTTGGTGTTCTCAAAATGGTCATGCCATTTGAGGAGAAGATTTCAGATGTGCATAACTTCGCCACACTAAACATCCTCCTTGCCAACTCCAGAATGTGGGTTGGTTCTGAAGGTCTCCCCGAAACAATGCGAGTGTGGCCTGGGAAGTATGTTCAGACTCCTAATCCTCGTGAAGACTTAATCGGACTCCAAATGGCCGATGTGTATTCCTCTATCTGGCAGGATCAAGCCGCGACAATGCAGTTGGCGAATCAACGGGTGGGGATTAATGAGGTTTCGCAGGGATCAAATATCCCCTCTCGAACCCCCGGCATCACCGCGATGTCCTTCATCCAACAGGTGAATAAGAGGTTCGTTCCAGCATTCGACTCAATGCGGGCGTGTATTTCTGGTGCTTTGAACCAGGCACTATTCCGCTATCAGGAGAGATTACTTGCCGGGGATGCTGATGCTGAGACAAACATCCTCTCCTTGCTTGGCTACGAGGACGGAATGAGAGTAATCAACCTCCTCCGAGACGAGAAATTCGATGAACAAATCACCGTTGAGCTTACCGCTGCTTCTGCCTCTACCAATAAAGAAGCCGATAAGCAGAACGCAATAATGCTGGTTAATATCCTTTCCCAGTACTATCAAAAGACCCTTGAACTCGCAACAATCGTCGCCAATCCCCAAACACCCCCAGAAGTCCGCCAAGTCGCAACAAAGATCATCTCCTCCGCCTCTGAGGTAATTGACCGGACAATTCGTACCTTCGACCAGATCCGTGATCCTTCCACCTTCGTTATCGAGATCACCGATGAATTAAACTCCATGGCCGTAAACGCCGAAGAGCAAGCCGGTCTCCAACAACTCATGGGTTTACTTGTTGGCGGCGGTGGTCAACCCCAGAAACCCCTGGAACTCGGAATGTAATTGGAGTATAAGAAACTATGCGATCATGGATAATGGCAGTATTGACAAACGAGGCTCTTTTTGCTGATTTCATCTCCTGGGCAACGGAGATTGAGGCTTCATTGGCAAAATCAATGGTTGAGGCAGCGCAGGCCGGAGATATGGTTAAGGTTGCTTCAATCGCCTCTGAGGTGTCCGTATACGCAAAGATGCGAAGTCGTTTCACAACTGAAAAACGAGAACTCAGGGCGGTGAGCGATTTCATGGAAAACAACACAAAGGAGAGATAAGATGATTGATCCGATTACAGGGATTGATGATGGAAAAGGGGATGGGAAAGGTTCTGGGGGAGATCTACCCAACACCGTCTCAATCCCAAAAGAAGAATGGGAAGGGATTAAATCCCGGTTGGATAGTTTTGATATGTCCGGGGCTGGGAGGAATCAGTTTCAAGGTCCGGCTCCGCAACTTGGACCAACTCTTGATGACCAGCTGGCAGCTCTTGAGACCAAAATTCGTGAGTTCGACTCCCAGATTGACGAAGCGGTGAAGAACGGAGATCCGGTTGCCGCCCTGTTGCGTAAGCGCGACACCCTCTCCCGCGAGTCAATCCGGCTTGAGATCAAAGGCCGCGACATCGACCCCGCACTTGGCGAGGGTATCGGTGTAATCGAGCAAATCAGTTCCGAAATGTCCCGGAGTAAGATGCCCCATTACGAGCTGGTCAAGAAGGACATGGAGAAGCACCTGGCCGCACTTCCCGCAAACCAGCGAATGAATCCCCAGGTCCGCCAAGCCGCCTATTCAATGGCCGTTGGTCAGAATGTCGAAAAGATCATGCAATCCGAACAGGAGAAGTTGCAGCGACAGGCAGCCGCTCAAGCTCTTGATACCGGAGCTGGCGGGCGGAACTCCCGAAATGGCGCATCCCCCACCCCCGGTGTTCCTCTCCCGAAAGATGTCCTCGGCACCGAGGCTTTGAAAGCTCTGAAGATGAAAGGGGTTTCAGTGGACCAACATTACCAAAACATGGGGTATAAAGGCGGCTGGCCTGAGTACTGGGAAAAAACAGGCCGGGATTACTTCGGCGAACAGGAGGAGGATTGATTATGGCTGGGGATGATAAGGTGTTGTCGAAAGAGGATGCCGCGAAGGTTAAGGTTGATCTTCCTCCTGCTGGGGCAGCTCGGGAAGATGAATTGCTTCGCCGCATTGATGCTTTGGAGCAGCGGTTAGCTGAGAAGTCAGAGGATGCAGGCCAAGTGCCATCCCGATTCCTCGAACCCGACCGGGAGATTCAATCGGCCATTAGCAAGAACTATCTCGATATCGGTTCCGACAATCCGATGTATAAAACTTGCTGGGTGAATTACGTTAACATCAACGGTAAGCAGGTTTGGGATAAAAAGGTTGACGGTTGGCGGGTCGCAACCGTTGAAGACTTCCCCGAAGCAAAGGATATGCGCCGTGAAGATAACACAATCCGTGTTGGCGATACCCTCCTCATGTTCATCCGTATTGATGACTATGTTCGGTTGGAGAATAAACAGGCTGACCGCCGGAGAAAGCAGCAATTCGGCCTTGATCAAGCAGTGCATGAAATCGCCAACAATAACCCCGGAGTGTTCAAAGTTCAATCCGGCAGTATGGATTCTATTGAACCTGACCTAGCCCGCACCATGGAATCACGCGCCACCAACGCCGCCGCCCGCACCGTGGCCGCAAAACACATCGGCAACCGGATGAAAACCGGAACAATCCCCGGCATCCCAAACCGTTAACTTTTCGCTATACTTATTCCACTTGACAAGTATAATTAACTAAAATCAACCTTCAAGGAGGACACCAATGGCACTTGCCGCACGTGATACGTTCAAGCCTGACAGTATGCTGAATGGGAAACCCTTCCCGCTGTGGCAGGTTACTAAAGAATCCGCCACCACTTGGGTGAAGGGTGCTGTCATCATCGCCACTTCCGGTTTTGCTGTCGAAGCCGCAGATGGCCCCACCACTGGGACCATTCTCGGTATCGCCGCTGAAGCCGCTGTGGCCGACACCACCACCGCTCTCATCGTCCCGGCCCTTCCGGAAGTTGTCTTCTCCGGCTGCATTGCTACCGGAGATACCGGAGGCGACTACACTTCCCTCGTAACCAACCGCTATCTGCGCTACGGCGTCTCTCTCGACTCCAGCACCGCTTGGTACATCAATGCCGCCGATACCACCGATCTCGCCGTTATGGTCACTGAGTTCATCGACGACATCGGTGACAACCTGGCCCGAGTGAAATTCGTCTTCGTAGACAGCAAATTCAACGCAATCTAACCAGCAAAGCTGAAGGAGGAGTAAAGAAATGGCAACTCGTGGTTCAATCAGCAATTTGCTGGCCCCTGATTTTCGCAAAGTCTACATCGACACCGGCAAGGAGCGTCCGAAGGAATACCCTCTGGTGTTCAATGTCGGCCAGATGGAAACCAACCCGGTGACTGATTTCCAGGTCTCCGGTCTCGCCACCATGCCCACCAAGCCTGAGGGCGGTCAGTTCACTTTCGATGACATTCTCATGGGTGGGTCCAAGACCTACACTGCCACCCCCTATGGCATGGCGGTTGAGATCACCTATGAAGCCTGGCGGGATGAGTTGTATGGTGTCATGCAGGAAATGATCCGCTGCATGTCCCGCGCCTCGCGCAACCGGGAAGAGGTCTCTGCTTGGAGCGTGTTGAATAACGCATTCTCCACTTCCTTCCCCGGTTTCACCGCTTCCGAGTCTCTGTGTTCGACCTCCCACACCGGCCTCGACGGCATTGTCCGCGCCAATCGCCCCTCGCCGGACATCGGTTTTTCCATCACCGGCATTCAGAACGCTATCACCCGTTTTGAGGATCTGACCGACGAACGCGACATGCCCCGGTTGATGTCGCCCACCACGGTCATCATCTCCTCCGCCAACAAGTTCGTGGCTCGGGAGATTTTCGGCTCCTCTTCCAAGCCCTACACCGTTGATAACGAGATCAACGCCCTGGTGGATGAGGATCTGTCTTTCATGGTCTGCCATTACCTGACCACTTCCACCAACTGGTTCATGCTGGCCGCGAAGGGTGAGCATGATCTGAACTTCTTCTGGCGCGACGAGCCGATTTTCGACATGTTCGACGACCAGATGACCAAGAACGCCATCGCTACTTCCTATCAGCGCCATTGCCAGGGCTGGGGAACTTGGCGGGGTGTTGATGGGTCTACTGGCTGATTTTCCTCTAGCCCCTCTCGCTCTCCCAGGGGCAGGTCGGAATAATCCGGCTTGCCCTTTTTCACATCTAACTCTCATTAAGGAGAATCATCATGTCCAGTCGTCTTCGTGAAATTGCCTCTTCTGCTCTTGGTCGCTTCGGCATCCCTGGTATTGCTAATGTTCACATCCTCGCGCCGTCTGCTGGGGGTGCTGGAGCGCAGTATTGGGAGCCCGCCGCTCACGGGGTTTCCCCCCTCTATCATACCTCTTTGACCGCCGCTCTCGGCCTGATGACCACCGGGAGGAATGACACCCTTCTCGTTACCCCCGATGCTCACCCGCAAGCCGCCGCAATCGACTGGAACAAAAACTCCACCCATCTCGTTGGAATGGTCCCTCCTGGCCGGATGAATATGAGATCTCGGCTGACCCCCACCGCTGCCACTGTCACCCTGTTGACTGTTTCCGGTTATGGCAATCTCATTGAAACTCTCTACATCCCCGCTGGATACGGCGCAACCGACATCACCCCGGTCAAGATCACCGGCGAGCGCAACTCCCTCATCAACTGCCACATTCTCCCCGCCCTGGCTACCGCTCTGGACGGCGCAACCAGTATTCCCCTCACCATCTCCGCCAATGAGTTCTTCGCTAAGGATTGCGTGATTGGTGGGGATACGGTGGCTTGGACTGCTGGGGCGGCTCTCAGCCTCTACGGGGCTGCTGACCGCTCCTGCCGTGCCATCTTTGAGAACTGCACTTTCATCATGAACGCCGATGCTGCCGATCCATTCTTCATCAAAACTTTCGCCGGGATGGGTTCGGGTGTGGCGATTTTCAAGGGATGCCATTTCATCAACATTGGAACCTCTCTGACCTACGCAATCGACGGCGCTGGTCTCGGCAACGCGAAGCTCTTCTTTGACTCGGGTTGCACCTTCGCTGGGGTGGATGATGTTGTCGCGGCGGGGTATGAGTCCTCCGTCTGGCTCGGTGGCTCCAACACCCCGATCAATCAAGTAACTGGTGGAGCTTCTGTTGCCCTCTTCAACGGCCTAGCCTGCCACCCGGATGTTTCTTAATCCCTCTTAATCCATAACTAATCGGAGAATAGAAATGGCAAAGAAGAAGACTCCCCCGAAGAAAAAACCCACTACTCCTCCGGTCAAATCTGGTATGATGCCAGGAATGCCGGGGATGATGAAAGGCGGCGCAGGGGGCAAATTCCCTGCCGGTAAGGGAAAGAAAAAGGGCTGTTGATTAGCCCACTTGGTGCGCTCCGGGGCTTGTTCCAGCCCGGAGTGGCACACTTTAAGGAGATCGTTATGTCAGAGGGAAAAAAGCACACACCATTTAGTCTCGCTCTCGCTGCTCGCCGGGGAGAGGTTCAGCCGGAGACTCTTCACGGAGCTGCTCGGAAGCTCTACCGGGACCGCACTGTCTCAGAGGATCAACTATCCAACTACGCCGGGTATGACCGTAGCAATGAATCCCAAGGCAAATTCCCAGCCCCCCGCGCAACCATTCGCGCTCGTCGCTCATAATCCCAGGAGGTCAGAATGTCCACACAAGTTGATGAGCTTATCCGGGATATTCTGGCTTCTGTCTCGACTTCTGCCGGATCACCAGTCATCGCCCGGTGGATGAATAATCGCTATCGGGAATTGGTGTCGAAGGTGAAGTTTCGGCATCTCCGGAAGGTTGGGGAGCTGGTCCTGCCCGCCGCTGTCACCGCTGGCACAATTTCTATCACCGAAGGCTCCACTACTGTTACACCGGATGCCACCGCCCAAGCCGCTTGGTTAATCTCTCCCGGCGCTGACACCACCACTGAGCATTGGTATTTGCGCGTTGACAACTCCTGGTATCGTGTTTCCTCTATCGCTGCTACCACGGCAATAATGACACTTGAATCCCAATTTCTCAGCACCACCTCCGCCACCTCAACCTATGTCCTGGTTAAACGCTTTCACTCTCTCGCTGCTGATTGCCGCTGGCTCGGTTCAATGTATTTTGACCGCCTCGGGATGGAACTGGAAAATTTGTCTCTGTTGGAGCTGGATGTTTTAGCCTCCGGACGCTATCTTACCCAATCAATCCCGACTCATTATGCTCAAGTTGGTGTTGATTCTGCCGGGGCTTTATTGTATGAAATTTATCCCCCCTCTGCGGATGCCGAGCTAATCCGCTATATTTACTGGTCTCTTCCAACTTCTCTCACCTTCACCACCACCCTCCCGGATGTAATCGACTCGGATGTGTTGAAAGAAGGAGTCCTAGTCGATGTCTACCGATATGAGAAACTAGCTCAAATCTCCAAAGGCAACATCGAATCCGACGCTGTTCTCGCAAACGAAGAACAAAAGCAGCGTAAAATCTGGGCTGATAAACTAAAAGACGCAATCCGCTCTTCTCGCGGGTCTGATGATATAACCTTCCTTCTTACAATGCGCCGGGGGTCTTCTGCTATCTCCCACGAACAACGCACTGCAACTGATTATGTTTATGATAATTATAGGAGATAAAAATGGCTGTTGAATCTACTTTTGGAAGCAACAACATGCCAGACACATCTGGTCCCATGTCTGCTCCCACTTCCGCCCCCGTATCCTCCCCGACTCAAATGTCCGTACCATCCCAACCTAAAGGGGTGGCTATGCCGGGTTCTCTGTCCGGTATGTCATTACCTACCGGTGGTGACGCTTTGGCGGCTAAAGCGGCTGCAACAGGTAAGCCATACGATGTTGGGCAACTGGCGATGCAGAGTCAAAAAGGCGGGGTTAAGCCAGAGCTTGACGCAATCATGGCAAGCAATCAAGCCTTTTTTGCCTCTCTTATGGATCAAGTGGCTAATGGGATAAAGGCACCTAAAGCAGCTAAAATGATTCAGTCTCAGCATAGTCTGGTTTCTGGTGTTCCTGCCGGACAAAACAACTTCATGTCGGGTTTGCAGGGGTTTATGGGCCAAGCAATGGAGAAATTTAACGACCCAAAATTCATGGATCAGTTACAGTCTGGCATTGGTAATCTGATTAGCAGTATAAAGGGTGGTATGGCTGATGGCGGCGGGTCGGATAGTTTTGACATGGGAGATTTACCGGAATCAAGCGGAGGTAAGTAATGCCCCGAACAATAGGCCCAATCGTCGAAACCCTCCTGCAACGAGTTCGCCAAGCGGGGGGGTTTGCTATTTCACCGGATATGGCGGTTAAGGTGTATTCTCGTTCTGAGCAGTTGGTTAATTCGGCAACTGGTCGTGTTACAGCTATCACCAGTGTTTCACTCCCGAAACAGAAACTTCTCTATTCAATTAAAGACATCCTTCCTCTTGCGCTCAGGATAAAGGACGTTCATCTATCCGGGGTTGAACTTCTCCCTTGTCGGAGTTTTGATGATCTATCGGCCTTAGACAAGAGTTGGTTTCGCAATATCACCGGAACATCCCCCCAAGCCTGGCTACAGGTTGGGGATGATTTGCTTTTCATTTACCCCGGATGTGTTGGTATTACCGCTGTGAGTATCGAATATGTCAAACTCCTCACCTATTATGATAACTTTGATCAATACTACAACACTGAATCGGAACTCCCCGACGAGGATATTGATCTTGCTCTTGGTGTGGCAGAGGTGGTTTTGCTTCTCCGCTTTCGCCTTGTGTTAACAGTTAAATCCCGTCTTGACGCTCTAGCAAAACTCCTATCCCAAAAAGGAGTAGTAATGCCATGACAATTTCCCGTTCTGATATTCTCACAATGTCGCGATTCCTTGCCTTCTTCTCCCTTAACAACAGCACCCTCGCAACATTTCTTGATGATTGTTTTAACGAGCTTGGGTTATCTCCCACTCCTAGAATGATAAAGCCCGAGATTAAATCTCTCACCTCCGGGCTATCTTACTACGACTTTGAATCTGACATGCTTCAAATCATCGCGGCATTTTACAACGGCCAACAAGTCCATTTCTCGTCTGTAAAAGATCTAGAATCCTACGCTAAATCATGGAGATATTCCACCGGCTCTCCTCTAGCCATAACCCAAGACTCCCAATCAGCCCGGAAGTATGTTGTTTATCCATTCCCGTCCGTGACCTCCTATCCTTTAATCCCAATCCACGGCGAACCCTACGGCGAAGACTTCCCCGCAAACTCCCTCACCCTGATCTACGCCGACAACCGCCAATCGGGAATCAACGAAACCTATCTTCTCCCCCTTGCCTTTGACACACTGGCAAAAGAGTTCTCCTATCCCTCTGACCACACTGATACTGTCTTTGCCGATGGCTGCAAAATGGCCGCTAAACTCCTCTATGGCCTTGCAGGGATAAAGTATGCCTAAGGAATTTTACTCAATAGGTCAAATCCAAGACCCTCAATCTCTTAAACAAGAGCTGAACCGAATTCTGGATTCAATCTCCCGCCGGTTAAACTGGTTGGATTCTTCTGGGAGTAATACATCTCTTGGG